GTCAGTATATCCGAACATGCCAATCAACTAAGATAAGCACTCTGATTACGAAATAATATAAGACAGACGCACAATTAAGTGAATCTGTTTCCGAACACAGCCAAACAATTAAGCTAAGCTGCTCTGAGTTGGTCTACCCCATTGGGAAGGCAAATGAAAATGATAGAAAGAAGAATCATCAATTAAGAATAGTCTTCAATTTCTCAAATCCACTTAGCGCCCACCCTTGGGGTAGAAGAAAAGATTTTCGGCAGTCAGTGAAGCTGACCGCACCTGATGAAGCTTAAGGCCACCCAGGAATTATAATGAACAAGTTATATACAAAACCCTAATACTCTCCAGGACTATTTCACCCTTTGGGAAAGCGCTCACTAAATTGGAGCTAATCTGGTGAGAGTAACGATTATACAAAATAAATGTTCGGTAGTTGCTTAAGGCACACTACACCTGATGATGCAACAGCAACCCAGGAATTAAAATAACAACAAAACAAAAACAAGTTTCTGGAGTGTGTGTGAATTGAAGTTAGGCGAAGTGGTGTGGAAGCGGAATTGCAAAACCACCACTTGTCTCACGTAGGTGGCGGTATCTCCGCCAACCTCCGCAAACAAAGAGGTTCGGCTCATCCCCAATCGCAGTGTCACGGGACACAATGTACCCACAGTAAATCATGGAAGAATAGATCTCCCTAACTGAGGATACTAGAATGCCCAGCGCCATCGCAACTGTTCCCGGTTTTGGAACTTCCAACATCTGACTGATGTATTCTGCCACACGTTCACCGTTTGTGTCAATCGGATAGTCCAAGCAAGCATTGCACTCACATGAGTCACTACAGGCTTCGAAAGAACCACACGAGAAACACTCTCGCTGATCGTATTCAGATTCGGTTTCGGATTCAGGTTCAGGTTCAGGTTCAGGTTCTGGCCAACAATCATCAGGATGATGATATATTTGATGACCAGGGCAGTATCCAGAAGGACAAGGACAGTACGCCTTCATGTGCTGAGGTTGCAAGAGAAGCGGCTTAGAAATTGGCAAATGTTC